AGCTAGTTAACATGCATCGCAATCAATCGGTAAATGTTCATCAATTTACAATGATTCCAAAGGCCGATATACCTCGGTCTTCGTTTGACTGTCAGTCAACACATAAAACAACATTTGATGCTGGATACTTAGTTCCAGTATATGTAGATGAGATGCTCCCAGGCGATACATTTCGCCTGAATATGACGGCATTTGCCCGTTTGGCTACTCCTTTATATCCGATTATGGATAACATGCATCTAGATTCTTTCTTTTTCTTTGTACCAAATCGTTTGATTTGGAACAATTGGCAAAAATTTATGGGTCAACAAGCTAATCCGAATAGCTCGATTTCTTTTGTTGTACCTCAACAAGTATCACCTGCTGGTGGATACGCTATAGGATCATTACAAGATTACATGGGATTACCTACTGCTGGTCAGGTTGCTTCTGGTCAGACTGTTAGTCATTGTGCATTTTGGCCTAGAGCTTATAATCTTATTTATAACGAATGGTTTCGTGATGAAAATTTACAAAATTCTTTACATGTAGATTTAGGCGATGGTCCTGATGATGTATCTTCTTATACTTTACGACGTCGTGGAAAACGTAAAGATTACTTTACAAGTGCATTGCCTTGGCCTCAAAAAGGTGCTTCAGTAACATTACCTTTAGGTACTCAAGCCCCAATTTCTATTGATTCCTCTAAAGTTGGCACAGCCGGTAAAGTTCTTAATAGAGATAACTTTACTCCCTGGGGCGGTACTTATGCTTTAGCAACACAAAGTGGTGATTTTGCTGCCACAGGTGCAGGATTTTCAACTTATGATCCTAATGGGACTTTATATGCTGACCTCTCTCAAGCTACTGCTGCAACCATTAATCAATTACGTCAATCATTTCAGATTCAAAAATTGTTGGAGCGTGATGCACGCGGAGGTACTCGTTATACTGAAATTATTAGGTCACATTTTGGTGTTATTTCTCCTGATGCTCGCTTACAGCGTCCCGAGTACATCGGGGGTGGATCAACCAATATTAATATTAATCCGATCGCTCAAACGTCGGGTACTAATGCTAGTGGAACTACTACCCCTATGGGCACACTTGCTGCTATGGGTACTGCCTTGGCTCATAATCATGGCTTTACTTACTCGGCTACTGAACACGGTGTAATTCTTGGATTAGTATCAGTACGTGCAGATCTTACATATCAGCAAGGACTTGCTCGTATGTGGAGTCGATCAACACGTTACGATTTTTATTTCCCTGCATTTGCAACATTAGGCGAACAAGCTGTATTGAATAAGGAAATTTATGTTACAGGTAATTCTGGGGATAATGATGTATTTGGCTATCAAGAACGCTGGGCAGAATACAGATATTATCCTAGCCGGATTTCAAGTCTGTTCCGTTCTACTGCTGCTGGAACTATTGATGCCTGGCATCTTGCCCAAAAGTTCACTACTACACCTACGTTGAACTCAACGTTTATACAAGACACACCACCAGTGAGTCGAGTAGTAGCTGTTGGTGCAGGAGCTAACGGACAACAATTTATTTTTGATAGCTTTTTTGATTGTAAAAAAGCAAGACCAATGCCTATGTACTCTGTACCTGGCTTAATCGATCATTTCTAATATGTTTGGAATGTCTCTGGGTGGATTGGCCGGTGGAGTTTTAGGATTCCTCGGCCAACAACAAACCAATCAAAAGAATTGGGATATAGCTAATGCTGCTAATCAAGCTAGTGCTGAGCAAGCAGCTAATCAAATGGCTTTCCAAGAGCGTATGCGTTCAACGCAATACCAAACTGCTATTGAAGATATGCAAAAAGCTGGATTAAATCCTATGTTAGCTTACCAACAAGGCGGAGCGGGTACCCCGAGCGGAGCAATGGGACAGGTGTCTGTTGCAAAAGTTGGTAATGCAATAGGTTCAGCTTTAGCTGGTTATCAAACAATGGCAATGAATAATGCTGATTTAGATTTAAAAGATGCAACCACTAAAGGTACTACTGCTCAGACAATAAAAACCGAAGCAGATACCATTAAAACTGCTGCAGATATTGGTTATACGTTAGAAAATACTAAACTTAATCAACAACAACAAAAGAATTTAGAAGAAGCTTTAGTAAAAATTACGCAAGAAATTGCTAATTTAAGAGCTTCTGAAAGATTAACAACTGCACAAACTAAAAACGTGCAAGAAAATATTGCTCCATCTCCTGATCCGTTTTGGTATCGGGATACTAAACGTATGTTTAATAAAGGCAAACAAGCAATTGATTCAACAATTGAAAAGAGTTATAAGTCTGGTAAAGACTGGGCTAAACAAAAATATCAACAATTTACTGGAGGTAAATAATGAGTAAAAATACAGTGTTTTTACGTACACCATACAACTATGACAAAGATGCTGCGTCAAATGAGTCAGGGTTGCATTGTGAGGATGCTTCCCTGGCTCAGCAGCATTTCAAAGAAGAATGTGATATTAACACAATTCTTCAAAAATTTAACATTACAGGCCTATTGCCTGAAAATACATTATCGCCTCGTTATGGCGATTTTACTGGTATTGGTGACTACCATACCGCAATGAATCGAGTTATCGCTGTACAAGAAGAATTTGAGGCATTACCGGCTCAAATTAGGGCTCGTTTTAATAACGATCCCCAAAATTTAATTGAATTTTTAGAAAATTCAGACAATCGACAAGAAGCCGAGGAACTCGGATTAGTCGAAAAAGCCACTGCCGAAGTCGTAGAAGTGGCTAAAAACACACCTGAAAAGGCGGCTGAATAAGCCGTAGCACAGTTACTTTACTTGATGTAACTGTGCTAGGTGACACCAAACCTAAAAAGGAGAATAAAAATGATGTATAGAAAACCGGTTAATAAATATAAATCTGCACGTTCTTTTAGAAAGAACGCTAAACGGACTAAGTCCGCTAATATGTCTAAGTCTCCACAGCGTGGAGGCTGGAGGCTCTAAAAAAGCTCCAGGCACCTCACATGCCTTGTTACCATCCTATAAGTGCATATCAATGCACAGATGGCTCTATAGTTTTCTCAGAATTGAGAAAACATGATATATCACGATCTTTAAACTTACCATGTGGTCAATGTGTAGGTTGCAGACTTGAACGCTCACGTCAGTGGGCAATTCGTTGCATGCACGAATCTCAAATGCATGAAAAAAATTGTTTTATTACCCTCACTTATGACGATAACCATCTCCCAAGCGATAGATCATTACACTACCGAGACTTTCAGCTCTTTATTAAAAGATTACGAAAACGGTACCCTGGACGAAGAATTCGTTATTACATGGCTGGAGAATATGGTGAAAACTTTGGGCGTCCGCACTGGCATGCCTGTATCTTCGGATTCGATTTCGATGATAAGAAATTATGGAAACGGACTTCCGCTAATAGTCTCTTATATAGATCCAAAGACCTTGAATTACTCTGGCCATTTGGTTATTCCTCCATTGGAGATGTTACTTTCGAATCCGCAGCCTATGTGGCTCGATACATTATGAAAAAGGTAACTGGAAAAAACGCAGAGCAACATTACACAGAAATTGACCCTGAATCAGGGGAAATCACTACTCGTAAACCCGAGTTTACGAAAATGTCTCTTAAACCTGGTATTGGCTATGAATGGTATAAGCAATATACTTCCGATGTATATCCACACGACTATGTGATAGTTCGTGGAAAAAAAGTCAAACCTCCTAAATATTATGATAAAAAATATAAAATAGATCAACCATATGAGTTTGACGAACTGCTTTACATTAGAGAAAAAAGTGCTAAACTGCACTTTGAAGACAATACTCCAGAGCGATTGTTAGTTAAAGAACAAGTCGCAAAGGCAAAACTTCAAAAACTTAAACGTAACCTCACTTAAGGATATTCCTCATGAAATTAGTACTTTGCTCTGTAAAAGACCGTGCAGCTGATGCTTACGGTCGTCCAATGTTTGTTCCATCTGTTGGTGTCGCAATTAGGAGCTTTAGCGACGAAGTTAACCGCTCTGATAATGACAATCAATTATTTAATCACCCTGATGACTTTGATTTGTATGAAATGGGTGAATTCGATGACAATACTGGATTATTTGCTTTACATGAACAACCAAAACTATTATCTTTAGGAAAACAGGTAAAAATACCTAAAGAATGATTTAAACAACCCGACTCAAAGGTATTATCTTTGGGTCGGAATAAACTTAGGAGCTAGTTAACATGCATCGCAATCAATCGGTAAATGTTCATCAATTTACAATGATTCCAAAGGCCGATATACCTCGGTCTTCGTTTGACTGTCAGTCAACACATAAAACAACATTTGATGCTGGATATTTAGTTCCAGTATATGTAGATGAGATGCTTCCAGGCGATACATTTCGCCTGAATATGACGGCATTTGCCCGTTTGGCTACTCCTTTATATCCGATTATGGATAACATGCATCTAGATTCTTTCTTTTTCTTTGT